GTTCGGCTATCGCGGTGGCCCTATTTATTACTGGGATGCCACTTCTGGCGTAACCTCAAGGGGTGTAGCTGTAACAAGTTTACCCGGCGCATCAGACGTTCCTATTGTTCAGAACTTTATTTTTGTATCTGATTCCAGCCGATTTGTGTTTGCGTTTGGTTGCAACGACATTGGCAGTATCGTTCAAAACCCAATGTTGGTTCGCTGGTCAGATCAAGAATCTGTGGTGGACTGGACTCCTACCGCTACAAATCAATCTAGCAGTCTGCAACTATCCCACGGCTCAGAAATTGTAACGTGCGTACAAACCCGACAAGAGATTGTTGTGTTTACGGATTCAGCAGTGTATTCATTCCAGTACCAAGGGCCGCCAGCCGTGTGGAGCACTCAGTTGTTGGGTGACAACATTTCTATTATTAGTCCCAATGCCGCCATTATTGCATCCGGCATTGTGTACTGGATGGGTGTAGATAAGTTCTATTCATACGATGGCCGCACACAAACCTTGCGTTGTGACTTGCGCCAATACATCTTCCAAGACATTAACCTAGCGCAGACGCCTCAAATATTTGCGGGTACAAACGAAGGCTTTAATGAGGTGTGGTGGTTCTACTGCTCCGCCAACAGCCAAGTTATTGATAAGTATGTCACGTTCAATTACGTTGAAAACAACGGCGCAGGCGTGTGGGCGTATGGCACTTTAGGCCGTACAGCTTGGCTGGATTCTGGTCTGAGGGATTTCCCCTTAGCGGCTACATACAACTACAACCTAGTTAACCATGAGCAAGGTGTTGATGACAACGCAACTGGAACCCCTGTAGCCATTAACGCAATCATTAGTTCCGCTGAATTTGACATTGATGACGGCGACCACTTTGGGTTTGTGTGGAGGATGCTCCCAGACATTACGTTCCGTGGTTCAAACACTGCGTCCCCCCAAGTAACAATGACGCTGATCCCCATGCAAAACTCAGGCTCTGGGTTTAACAATCCCATATCTTTAGGCGGAAACCCTGATGCCACAGTAACTCGTACATCTACCGCAGTGATTGAGCAGTTTACGGGTCAGGTCTATGTTCGGGTGCGGGGTCGTCAAATGATTCTCAAGGTGGAATCAAACCAGCTGGGATGTACATGGCAGTTGGGTAGCCCCCGTATTGACATTAGACAAGATGGCCGCAGGGGTAACTCATGATTGTTACTTCTGAGTTTGAAATTGGCCAAGTCGTTGCCCCTAACTTACCTTTGGCGACGACGGAGTACAGCCGTGCATATCAAGACCAACTCAACAACGTTTTGCGTTTGTATTTCAACAGGGTAGATGCTATTCTTGACCAGTTAAAAACGCTATCAGTTCCGTACGGCGCGTTTTCGAGCGACCAAGATCAGACAGCCACAGCCAATACTGCTACGTTAATGACGTTTAATACTACTGATTTTGCAAATGATGTGTCTATTAGCTCATCTCAAATTACTGTAGCAACGGCTGGTGTATACAACTTACAATTTAGCGCTCAGTTTACAAACACAGACACCGCTTTTCAAGATGTCTACATCTGGTTAAGACAAAATGGTGTGGATATTACGGGGTCAACAGGATTTGTATCTATCCCAAATAGACACGCTGGTACAGATGGGCACACAATTATTGGTTGGAACTATTTTTTAAGCATGGCGGCAAATGACTACGTTGAGATTTACTGGTCTGTGCCTAACACCGCTGTAAGTATCCAGCACCTTGCCGCTTCTGGTACGCCCACTAAGCCTTCTACGCAGTCGGTGGTGGCTACCATGTCGTACGTTTCATCTTTGCCTTAAGGTTTAAATATGGCAATATCAGACAAAGACATCTTCGATTGGTTTTTATCAAACCCCGGCGCGGATGATGCCACTATTGCCGCGACCATGAATCAATTTAGTTTGAGCCCAGAAGATATTGCTAGGGCTACTGGAACTGATTTGGCTAGTGTGCAATCACGCTATGAAGCCGTAGCACCTCCCGCGCCCGTCTATACACCCGCCGCACCTACACCAGTATACGAACCTGATTATTCCGCGCAACAATTTGCGCCAGACGTGTACGAGACACCAGTCTATACGCCCCCCGCAACCAATGCGTACTTCCAATCCAATCCTGACGTAGCTGCTGCTTATGCGGGCAACAGTTATGGAATGAGCGCGGATGACTTTGCAAACTTCCACTACAACAACTACGGTAAAAACGAAGGTCGCTATTCTCCATCTGGCGAACCGCCACCTAAAGCAGTAGTAGAGCAACCCCCTGCAGTTGTAGAGCAACCCATTTCTACCCCTTCTGTTGTTGACGAGATAACAGCTGGGCCGCCGACTACAGACGAAGAGTTTCTGGCAATTGTGGGGCCACCTGCGGTAGTGGAGCAACCGGCGCAAACACCGACCAATACAGCTAAATACCATGACGGCACAACATATGACGCCACTCAACTGGAAACTTTAACCAAACAAATTACTGACTTGTCCTCTGCGCTGGGTACAGATAAATTTTGGAAAGGTGATGCGTTAAACGCAGGTGAGGGCGCAAACATTGGTTTTGACGCGAATACTGCCGCACAGATTTTAGGCACTGATACCGTTACAAACAAACAGCAAGTTGCGCTTGATATGGCGGCTAACTTAAACAATGCTGGAGTTACAAGTCTAGACCAAATTGGTATGGGTGATATTAAAGGCGACGTTACGGCCATAAGAGACGTTGACGCAAATGGTGATTGGGTTGGAACTTACTCAAAACTCGATACCAAAACTGGGCAATACGTTCCCGCTGACGCAAACGATATTCGTACCGTAACAACTGGCGATGGTGAAAGCCAGCAACAAACTATCGTTGCTACAGGCGTAACAGGAACTGGCTTAATTAACAAAGATACTGGGCAAGCTATTGGAGACGGCTCTGGGACAATTGGTAGCACCTACACAGGCGACGGTGCAACGGACTACAAACTTAAAATCGACCCCGCTACAGGCGCACCAATCTTCTACACCACTGGTCGGTCTACCAATGATCTAGCCAATCTTATGGAAGACCTTGGCCCTATTGGTAACATTGGTTTGGCTATTGCCACGGGTGGTTTGTCTATACCTCAGCAAATTGCCGCTAATATGGCTTTGCAAGCGTTAAGTGGTAAAGACATGGACGACGTAATTAAAAACGCCGTAGTGTCGTTTGCTGGCTCTCAAATTCCCGGCATGGATTTTATGAAGGACGGCGCTTCGTTTATTAAAGACTTAGGGCTCCCCAAAGAACTAACAGACACGCTGACTAGGGGTTTACAAAACGCCGTAACCTCTACTGCTACCGCCGCGCTTAGCGGGAAAGATGATTTAGGGTCGGCGTTTGTAAAAGGTTTTACCACCGGCGGAACGGGGGCTGCGGTTAACGCACTGCTGGGCAATATTGAAGGGTTTGGTGACCTAACTGCTGACCAAAAGAAAATGGTTGTCAACGCTGTAACCGGCGTAGTTTCAGGCAAGCCCTTGGAGCAAGTTGTTATTAACAGCGCCATATCTGCGGCTAATTCAGCTATTGCACAAGCTAAAGGTGCAAGCACAACACCCACCGACACCACAAAATCTACGACAGTTGGCGACTTTGAAGATACCGAAGTTACCCGCCTAAAAGGGTTGGGTTACACCAAAGAACAGATCCAAGAATACTTTAATAGGCTTGATAATCTAACGGACGTTTTAGATACCCCACCAAGCACTGCAACTGATACTGCAACTGATACTGCAACTGCAGGTACAACCTCTACAGATACAGGCGGTGATGTTGTTAAAGATTTAACCAATGCTGGGTTAACGCAAACAGACCTCTCTTATCTACCAACAGACGATGATTTTGTACCGACCATAAAAAAAGACGAAGAATTAGTTGTAACTGGTGATAAGCCGCTTGACTATTTACCCACTGATGACGATTTTGTACCTACCAAAATAGACGACAAGGGTGAAGTAGTTATAACTGGTGGTAGGCCCACAGGCACAACTAGCACGGACACCACAGGTTTAGACGAAGGCCCAATCATACCTACAGGTGGTGACGGCCTTGAAACCGTGACTGTAACGGGCGGCACTGGGAATGACACCATCACCGGCGGAGACGGCAACGACTCGGTTACGGGCGGCACAGGCAATGATACCGTGCCTTTATCCTGTCCAGAGGGCTACGAGCCCAACGAAGCTGGCACGGCTTGCATTCCCGTTGTTGTTATTCAAGACAAGAAGTGCGATCCCGGCTATGTGTACGACGAAGACCTAAAGCAATGCGTTCCTATTGTTACAACGCCCGTGGTAAACCCGCCGGTAGTTGTGCAGCCACCCGTGGTAAAGCCGCCAATTAAAAAAGTGGTACCTGAAATACCAGCCGGGTATGTCCCAAGCACGGGAGGCTACACATCCGCAGAAGAAACCAAACCTATTTATGCGGGGGCTATGGATGACTTTGATCTGTTTGCCACGCTAGAAGAACTACTAAAAGAAAATCCAGACAAGAAAAAAGATAACAAGAAATCCAAGGATAAGACTAAAATGGCTACCGGCGGGCACCTTGATGACCTGCTGGCGGAGCAGATGACGGTAGATGATCTGCTAAAACTACTACGCTAAAGGACTCAAGATGAGAGTATGTGAAGACGTTATTGTTGGTTATGATCCAGACGATGGGTCTGCCATCATTGAAGAACAGTGTTACGACGACGGCAC